TTGCGAATGCATCCACAGTGACCTCCTTGAGTTGCTAGTTACAGCGAGACGTACTTTTGAACGGCAGTCGCACGAAGCACCTTGGTGCCGTAAACGTTGATGCCGTCAACCTGGTCCCCCATCGCGTCAAGTGCGGGGTTCGCACGAGTCTTGATGAGCTGGTTGACGAACGCAACCGAAGGGCCGTGGTAACCAACGAAGGTCGGCTTGCCGGCGCTTGCGAGCGATGCAGACGGCGTTTCGATGACTGTGAAGCCACGGTACTGACCGATAACACCATTGCGGAGAGTCGCATCAGAGCCAGCCTCGTTCGCCTTGAACAGCGACCCGCCAGTATCCATCAGGAACGCAGCGGCTTCCGGGTTGACCGCAAGGAAACGGCTAGCAGTCGGAACCTTTGCTTTGACCAGTGCGGTGCGGATCATCTTCACAGCAGAATCCGCAAGCGCGTTCGAGGTTACGGCAGTGGTGCCAGCAGAAGTTCCGTTAGCAATCATCTGTGCGAGAACGTAGTCCTCAGAGTCATCGGCCAGCCCTGCACCAACATCACGGAGGACTTCATCGAACGAACCAGCCGCCTGAACCTTGTCAACGTCGTCAACGAGGAATGCGTAATACTTTTTCTGATTGATGTCGAGCGACTGGCTAGAGTCGGTCAGCGCGTCACGCGAGATCGAGCCTGTATAGGTTTTGATCGTGGGCTGCGTGAACCCGGTAATCTTGACCGATTCGCCACCGTTGACGATGTCGCCCTCGTAGCTGCGGTTCAGAGTCGGGATAACGAAGGTGCTCTGGTGGAAGTTCTCCATCAGACCTGCGTGCCAAATTGTGGGCTTGTAGTTAGTAATAGCCATGAGCGTTTATTCCTTTCAGGAACTTTGACCCAGATATGCTTTCAGCAGCCCTTGTTGGCGTGCCTTATTGATCTGGGGAGTGGTCATGCGATTGATTTCGTTTTCTGTCAGCTGCACAGGTGTGGCTGTCTTCCCTCTCGCGCCCTGGTCTGCGGTGCCACCAAACTTTCGGGCATCCGGAACGCCAAGGTGCGGCTTGCGGGTCAACAGATCTGCGATAGCTTCCGACAGAGCGTCAGAGTCAACTTCGCCGTCATCGGCAACATCGAAATCTTCCAAATTGATATAGAGGGCAGCATCCGTTGGGTCAGCAAGCTTGCCCGTAGCCGCAGCCTTGAGTTCACTTTTGATGTACCGTGCGTCGGCTGCTTTCGTTGCCTCGACACGTGCTTCCGCGCGTGCTTCATCCAACGCTTTTTCCTCGGCAGGCTTGTCCTTGTTTGCCAGTTCGGCTTCCGCTTTTTCGGCACGCGCATTAGCAGATTTTGCGTCTGCTTTTGCAGCAGCACGTTCCTTCTTCATCGCGTCAAGGGCCTTCTTGCCTGCATCACCAAGTTCAGGTTCCGGGGTTTCCGTTTCCGTCTCTGGTGTTTCTTCAACTTGTTCTTCGTTGTTTTCTTCGACTTCGGTTTCTTGCTCTGGCATCAGGAATTGCTCCAAATAATTAGCACCATTGCGGCGCGTTGAAACCCCACCAATAGAGTGGGGAAAATCGAACATATCTACGAGGCGCCAAAAAGGCACCCCGTGAGCGGCCACCAGTGCCCCCATGGGGCGATTTGGTAGCGGTCTGGGGTTAGTTGATCACCCCGTAATTCGGGGTTCGGGAGAAGCGAGTATCGAACATGTGTTCTAACCCGATTCAGTCAAACTTCGGCATGGAACGCTGCACAATCGCAGCCTCTTTCACAAAGTCACGCTCGAACGCAGCCAACTCAGCCGCAGACGGTGCCCGCGACCGCACAAACTTGTCAGACGAACTCCGACCAACCGAACGCGGAAACGTACCCGAAAGCGCCACCTCATACTTGTACTTCGCATCAAACATTCGACGCTCAGCAGCAGTCAACGTCACCCGATCCAACGGATTACGAACACCAGACTCAACCGAATCGAACACCTTCGCCCGATTCGTTTTCAACTGCGAACCATCCATCGAAAACGTGCCCTTGCCACGACCACGAGCCAAAATTTTCGCATCCGTGTTCAGATTGCCAAGAATGTTTCCACCCGCAACCTGCGGACCCGTAATGTACCCATGCTCAGTCATCAACCTGATCGCGCCCGAACGGTTACCAGCAACCCGGTAAATGTCGTCCAGAGTAACCTGCGGTGTTCCGTAAATCTTCTTCGCCTTCGACGTACCAACACCACGCAACCGGATGTTCTCCACCCGGTAGATGTCACCCCCAGCCCGAATCCCACGAGCATTCGAAATCCCAACCTGCGCTGCCCGCTCCCGCGAAACACCATGAGGTCGAAACAACTTGTCCTGCTCTTCAGGAGTCAACGAATTGAAATAAGCGTAAGGGTCAGTTGTGAAATCCCCAGCCATCGACTCCGCCGACGGGATATGCCGACAGTCGCAATTTGATACAATAAGACTGTTGGCAGTAAACCACCCCTCAGAAGAAGTGAGATTGTAGACATGGCCGCTCCACTGAACCCGCTCAACCTTGACCACGCGATCAAGCTCTACCTGACCGGCAAGCCGCAGGCGGAGATCATCGCCACGACTGGCATAAGCGCCACGACTCTCCACAGAGAACGGAACCGCAGGGGCATCCCACCGCGCCGAAACATCATAATCCCCGTCGTTTCCATCGTTACGGAGTACGCGTCCGGTGAGAGCGAGTACAGCCTCAGCAAACGTTACGGAGTGAGCCGCGATGTGATCCGCCGATGCCTCATCGAGGCTGGCAGTCCAATCAGAAGCAACTCCGACGCTGGCAAGGTTAGGGCTAGCAAAATGACCAGCGCCGAGAGGCTTGCCCAATCCGCTGCAGCCCACAATGCCGTGCGCGGCATCCCCTGGACCCCCGAGAGGCAAATTGCTATGGCCATCGGGCGCGAGAAGGCCGGGCGCATTGACCCCGGCGGAGAGCGATTCATTTTTGATGAACTCACCAGCCGGGGTTACGCCCCGATCCCGCAAAAGGCTATCGGAAAATACAACATCGACTTCGCCGTCCATCCCGTCGCCGTGGAAGTCCTCGGCGGAGGTTGGCACATGGCTAAGCGAACCCATGCGATCAGAACCCCATACATCCTCAATGAGGGATGGGCTTTGTTGTTCATTTGGGATCACGAGGGGTCGAGCGCCATCAGCAGCGGTGCTGCGGACTACGCTGTCGCCTTCATTGATGAGGTTCGCAGGAACCCATCCCTTGCCGGTGAGTATCGGGTGATTTCCGGTAGCGGGCAGCCGCTCGCCACTGGCCGTGTAGAGGGTGGTGAGTTCACCCTCGTACCACCGCCGCGAAGCGGCTTCAGCCATCGGGCCTGATACAACAANATGCCGNCNGNNNAACAATTGGGGTGACGTTGAAAACCCTGATTCCACCGAAACCACTTACCGGCCAGGATTATGCACTGCGGACACGACGGGGTGTTCAACATCCGCACCCAACCAGCGACAGTCGGACGTGAACCGATACCCGCATGCACCGAACCACGGCCAGCATCAGCCAACTCAGACAAAACCACCATCGAGAGGTAATCGCCACCCGACGACAGCGCATCCTTTACCGACTCACCCTGACCAACCCGTGTCTTAGTGCGAATCACCGAGTTATACAGAACCGGCTCCAACTCAAGCCCCGCCGCCGAATGACCCGAAAATGCTTCCGGTCGAACCTCGCCAATAGGCAAATCAAGTCGCCGCGTCTCCGCCAACACCTTCGGCAAATATGCGGCCCCATCCCGTGCCGCCGCCAACTGACCAGCAGCCAACAACCCCACAAGAGGATCCTTAATCCCAGCCCACGAAGCGTCAAAATCTGACCCCATGCGCTTCCACAGCGACTGAGCGGCACGAGATGTCGCAACAGCTAAACGCTGCTGCTGCTTATAGTGCGCCTCCGAGCTCTTCGGAATCATCAGCCACCTGCTTGAACTCACGACCCGCCTGCAATATCGGATCTAACGATTCCTCTTTGCGCTTCATCTCAAGAACCCGTTCGATCTCTACCGGATCGAGCCCATCAATCTCCATGAGGTACTCAAGGGGGTAACCGATCGACTTCTTCTTCACAAGCGCATCGGCAAGCTGAGACTCAGAACGGATCTCAGGGTTAGCCCACGCGATCGTTGCCAACCGTGCAGCCTGAGCTAACTTCTTGTCACCCTTAGCGAGCGCAATCAGTCGGTACACCTCACGCAGGCGCGGGGTCACGAATGTCTGAAACTCGATGGTCTTCTTTACAAGACCAATCTCAGATGCTTTCAAACCATCCGCACCAACATTCGACATGCCCGTTTTGGTGATCAGATATGTAGGTGGGGTGCGAGTCTGAGCCGCAATATGCCCCACCGCTTCATCAATGACATCGGTGAACACGTCCAGCTTCGCAGCCTCCCACGAATCAATCTTCGCGTCGTCACCGGTCAGATACAGAAGACGCTTCTCAGCCAAATCCTTCATATCGACCGGCTGTTCACCAGTCTTCT